ACCTAACCTCAGTTATATCATAGATTAATCTGTTTAAGTCTTGTGGAGTAAATGATTTACCAAAACCAAAATTACTATAAGAAAAATGATTTCTTATTATTGTAGCAACCGATACTTTTATTTTTTCTTCCATGTCTCTAAAAGACTCATCACAAAAGATTGTGGTTACTAAATCTAAAGTTCTAATTAAGCCATCAACAACATTAACCTCATCGGTTAGCATCTTTTTGGTTTGTATAGACTCAAGAAGATTTACTTTATATTCAACAGTTGCTTTCTGTAATTGAAGGTCGTTTGCTTTTTGCAAAACATATAAATCAACCATGTTAGCGGAAGAGTAGGCTTTGCGGGTTGCTGCGGTTCCAATGGATTGCCCACCTGTAGGGCTAGAGTATCTAGAAACGTATGATTGATAATCTTGTAAGGTTACTAAACGATCCTGTTGCTTGAAAGCAAGTGGACCGTATCTTTTTGCGTTTTCAATAGTCTCAGCATCTAGTCCTCCTGTCGCAACACTAGTATTTGTAACTGTTGCTGCACCTTCGCTGGTTGTAATTGGAGCATTAATGGTAGCACCAAGAAGATTTCCTCTTGTTCCTCCACCCACTCTGTACAAAACTCTGTAAGCAGAAGAGTTAGGGGGCGAAGAACCAACTACACCATCACCAAATCGAACAGTACCGTTGAAGTTATCATCATAAGTAACATCAAAAAGCTTATCTGTAGGTCCAGAAGCAGAAAGAACATTATCTACTTGAGTGTAAGAGCCTCCAAGAGCCCCAGTGTCATTAACAAAAACCTGTACACTGTTCTCTATTACTGGGCCTTGTGTTAGTTGAATTGTTTTAAATACTTGAGTGCTGTTAAAAACTCCTGTTTCTTGGACTAAAGCGCCCTCAAGGAGAGCTAAGTTCGTCCATGTTTGAGCCGTAGTAGGGTCGGTGGACTCTGAAGTAGCTAAGGATAAGTTTGCTGTATTTGAACCCATGTCAACCACTTTGCCAGCACTAGTTTTATATAAAGTAAACTGCAAAGTACCGCCATCCATAGGTGATGTCAAAGAAAACACTCGGTTGGTGGCTGTAATCGTGAGGTTACTGCTTGTTGAGTCATTTAAAACTAACTGAGCATTTGCTCCCGCAGAAGTAGGGCCTTTTAATCTAATACCAATTAACCCCAAAAGCTTCCTGACATTGTTTCTATTTTTAGCTGTTGAAAGAAAGTTTTCATTTGCCAATGCATCTGCCTTAAAGGATAGTACAGAACCCATATATGCTACAAGCTCAGTAAACATAACACCAAAATCAGACTCAGAGAAGTTTTGATAGTCGTTAGGGTAAACAGCTTTCATATAAGAAAGCAAAGAATCTCTAAGGGTTACAAAATCAGTCGCTGCGTAATCAATTAATTCCTTTTTATTAGCAAAATCATCGCCTGTTTCAAGCAACTTTTGAAAATCAGACTCTGCTGTGGTAAAAGGAATTTTTGTTGCTTCTTCGTAAGTTCTAGTGCTCATAGGGTAATCTCCACGGTTCCTGTTTGTGTTGAGTTAGAAGGTGAAACCAACACTTGTATTCTTATTCCTGGCAAACCCAAACCATGAACATTGTCACCTTCTTCTATTCTAACGTCTCTCACAGTAACCTTTGGTAAGTAGGCAGCAAAACCAAAATAAATCTCTTCAGTGATTGCATCAATTAAATCTTGAGTTATTGGCTCAAATAAAAACTTCTTAAGTGATAAACCAAAATTAGGAAGCATAACTCTTTCACCACGCTCCGTTCTAATGAATTGAGATACCTCACTTTTCAATAAAGTAAAACCTTTAGTTGTTGCAAAGATACCCTTGTTTGGATTATCTTTATCAAATAAAGGAAACTTAACTCCAAAGGTTTCTGGAGAGTCTGATGTATTAATTATATCAGCTTTTATTTTAGGGTCTGGGGTCTTTCCAAAAATTGTTGTTGTCATGTTACTATGTTCTTAAAAAATCCCTTTTGGGCATTGTAATTAGTTTTTACCTCAGAATTAGATAGAGGTTTTGCATAAAACTTAACACTTCCAACATAGCCGTTTAGCCCACTGCTGTAGCCATGACCTGTCCCCATGAATCCTCCTGCGCTTGTGTCAGCAGCCACAGGTATACCGTCTGTCCATCCTCCACCTAATAGCCAAGGAGTAAAGAAAGAGTTATTTCTAGGGCCGTTATCGAAAAAGCTCACGCCTTGTTTCTGTCTAACTGTAGTATCAGCGTAATAGAAACTGCTAACTTCTGAGGTTTCGGGTTGGGTAAACGTAGGGAGTCTAGGTATTTGAGACTTTGCTGTACCAAACACTTTTGACAAGCTTGAAGTTGTCATAAGATTTGAGTCTAAGTAAACTCTACACTTATCTGAAGATACATCAAACGAAACAGCTAGATGCATGAATTCATTTGCCACATCAGCAAACTTTACACCATTCACAGTAACAGTATCATAAAGAGCTAATTTTGCATAAGACTCCCCAGAGCAGGAATCTATTTGGGGAACAAAGGTTGCTTGGTTTTTATTAACGGACATCGTTGGGGCTATGAAGAAACAACTTGAAGCCGTTGTTGCTGAGGCTTCTATACCTGCATCCAATCCAATCTTAGTGTCAGATCCACCAAAAACCTTCTCGTCAAACGTAATGGCAGGATCTCTAGAGAAACCCATTAACATGCCTCTAACTGAATCAGTGCCCCCAGCAGTAACCACAGAGCTAACATTTGCAGCTAAACTACCCCCAACATTTTCATTACCTAAAAGAATTTTGTAGTAATTATAATCAACCCATTCGGCTGTTTCGGCATTTAAGTTTAAAGTATTTCGTTCGCCTCTCTCATACAGGTTAGATGATGTCCCATATCCTGGCATGTGCAACCAGCACTCAAAAGAACCACCGTTTTTGTTATACATAAAGTTTTGAAAATCAGTAGTATCAGGCAACCTACAAACGCTTCTATAGTCTCTAACCTCTTGTGCAAAGTTATTAAATTTAACCATTCCCGCTAAAAAGGGAATACCTAAACCAGATGTAAAGAGGGTGCTGTTTCTGCCTATGAGTTGAGCATTGTCCGATATGCCTAAGCTGGCACAGTTTAAACTTGCGAACTTTTCCGAGTCTGGGGGAGTTCCTGCTGCCTTCAAAAAGTTGTACGCAGCAAACAATTTATCAGTTACTATTGAATCAGTTATGGATAAAGTAGGAATTGTTGTTGAGGAAACAGACCCTGTGGTTACAATTGCCCCCTTTCCAACCTCAGCAACACTGAAGGGTAAAACAAACCTATTGCTTTCACTACCAAAAGACCTGACAAAAATTGGTTTTATGGGAAGAACCACCTCTTCAACATCTCCTGCCTCAAACGCTAGTCTTTGCTGCTGCTCTAAAGATACACTTAAATTCACTGAACTTAGATACGAGAAATCATTAATTGGTATTTCTCCCACCGCAAAGTTTGAAGATACTCCAAACTCAGTAGAAGCTTTAACTGCAACCTCGATTTGTTTTTTTCTTTTGTTTAGCTTATCATCGTAAGATCCCAGAATCCCATAGAGGCTTTGCCTGTAATTAACTAATAAAGCTGAATCATTTGAGTATCCTGAAGCGTATAACTCAGTAATCTGTGCTGAAGTATCTAATACTTGTTTTTGTTTTTGCGCTTCTATAACTTGCAAAAAGTGGTCATTATCATAAAACTCTTTTAAGTCTTTCGATTCATCAATCTTATTGATATCAAATAACGTATCAACGTATTGATTTATATCAGACAGAGAAACTATTGTTCCTTTTCCTCCTAAGTTAGCAGGATAGTTCATCTTCCAACTTTCAGAGGGTATAACCACACCTATATCAGAGGTATCAGGTAGGTCTTTTCCATTATACATCCTATCTTGAGAATCGTAATATAGACCGTCTTCTGATAAAATAAACAATCCTTGTTTTGAAACAGGAGGACCATAAACTAACCTAAATATGGGAGCTTCATCATCAGCCTCACGTTGAATTAAGGTTTGCCTATCTGATAACACAGTTGCAATTCTTGCTTGTAATTCGTTACATTTTTGAATAAATTCAGTAGCTTCAGTAACCACTTGAACAGTTAGAACTTTATCTGCATTAGAAGAGTTTTGAACATAACCACTAGACCCACCATTGGCTAGACCTCCAGGGCTAGAGGTTTTTGAGTCACCTCTAGTGCTACCCAACCACAAACTAAAATCACTTAAACAATTAAGGACATCATTTACATAATCAACTCCCTGTAGAACTAAATCTTCCGCTAAGGCTAAGTCTCTGTTGATAGCATCTAAAGTATCTAAAAAGCTTAAATCTAAACCATCTTCTGACGCTTCTGATTTTAAGACTACATTACCTGCGCTATCAACTTCAAGAAAGCCTGTAGCATTGTACAATTTTTTTACAGCCTCTGCAATGGAATTAAAAGCACCTTCTTTTCCTTGGTCAGCAGCATTGGATAAACTAATTAGGGATTTGCTCGATAGTAACGCTAAGGCATCTCCAGCAAAATTTAGTATACATGTAGGTATACCAAATGAAGAGTTTAATGAGGCAGCAGGATTAGTAAAAAATTCTGGGTTAAATATAGCCATGGTTATTCCTTTAAACGTCTGTTAATCTTGTATCTGTGTTTCTACCATAGCTGTAATTTTCTATGAAGTAGTTTGCATATTCTGGTCCTAGCCCAAAGAAAGGGAACTGTCCTGTAGGAGAAATGGACTCACTTGCAATCTCGTCATTTGTTTTTCTTATTCCCATTTTTGCGCCCACTGTTCCTGGAGGTAAGGGGTTAAGGTCTATTCTTCCTGTTGCCCTAGACTCTATATTTACATTCCTCCCTACTATATTTACGTCACCACCAGATTTTATGTCAATTCCTTTGTCTGAATATAAATGAATTTTATTATTACTCCTAACCTGGAAGGATGCTGGTGTTGTTGTGGGGTCTCCATTATCTAAACAATCAATAAAAACACCGTTTCCTTGGCTTCTAATCCTAATGTCTCCCGCAGCAGTCGTAATATTTATATTACCTGATTCTCTTGCAGCAAACTGAGGAGGTAATGTGGAAGTTTTACTTCCTGTTGAAGTATTTATTATGTCTATGTTTTTTCCATCAACAACGGTCAAGCCCAAACCACCATTAGTTGCAAGAATATCTGTATTATTTGATGCGTGTAAGTACACAGAATGCGGAGACTTACCTTGCATAATATGCTCATCATACCCTGTTATTTCTAGTCCCGCTCTTTCACCTGCTCCTGCGAGTCTAAGCATACTAGTGTTTTTAGAGTCTGATAGTTCAATCTTATGACCTTTTGAGCTTTGTAGATAAATCCCTTTATGGTCTCTATTTAAATCCAAGCCTTCTCTGATGACCATTTGATTTCCTCTAGGTGTTCTAATACCATAAGATGTAGACTGGCTATTGAAAGCATAGTCATGATCATCATGAGGCATAACCAAAGGTCTTATTGTTGTTGCGTCATTTGGATTAGGGGCAACTAAAGGCCCAGTAATTGCCTGTTCCTGTATCGAATCATACTCAGGATCAATAATAGAACCAAGATAATAATAATGATTATCGTCATCATTCTCTGCTAAACAGTACAGAATCTGTGTATTTTTCTCAGGTATCATAATCTGAGCGGCAGCGGGTCCACCACCGTAAGGGGATACATATTTTACGTTTACTGTGCCTGTTTTATCAGCGGGATCTTCGGGTCTTATGGACTTATCAGGCCATACAACTAGCACGGGAGTTAAGCCCACACTCTTTTTTGTATCCACGGTGCCTTTTAGAATTTTCATACATCACCCTTTCTAATTTTGTATTGTCTTCTTCTTTCTTTTTGTTTTGGAGTTAAGTGAGATGCACTATAAGCATTTGATATGTTATTACTATTTTTTGTGTCTCGTACCGTAACTGACTTTTCTTTCTCTGTAGATGGTGTTCTTGAGAGTAAAAACTCATCTGAGTCCGAGGAATCTAATCTAATCTTCTGCATTGCTTAACTCCGCTTTTAAGTCTTTGAAGAGATTAAACTCAGAATATGCTTCAGATGTTTTTATTCTATGCGTAAATCCCGTCAATCTATATATACCGCTTAGAAAATCCATAGTTCTATTGTTGTCAGCGTAATTGTTAGTATTAGCTTTTACCCTTCTAACAGGTTTCAGCATAACTAAACATTGTTGTAGCAAATCAGAATGTTTATATAAATGAAACATAGGTAGTGTTCTAACAGATCCCGCATACGCTTGAGAAAAAAGATCCATAAACATATTTAAAAAAGATACTATGGAAGAACCTTTTCCTTTTCTAACTTTACGGGATATACCTGCTGTCTCCAAAAGCATTAAATCAGCTAGAAGGTCTGCCATTTCATCAATATCAACTTTTTTGCCTACACCAAATCCTGTGGTGAGTGTTGATCCAATACCTGCTGATTTAGCTCCTATTAGATCCAAAATCTCAACCATCTTTAGTGCTATGTCTTCCTTTGTCATACCAGGCTCTAGTACAGGGTTGTCTTCAGTATAAAATCTTTTTGCAACAGTGGCATAGACATCACGAATGCTACCAAATAACTGAGCATAAATAAACTTATTGGTATCAAAAGAGTAAGATAATACATTTGAGTTTGCAGTGTTGGCTAAAAATACAGGGAAAGAAGAATCAAAAACTAATTGCCGTAATTTCTGTCTTTCTTCTTCTGTTGCTGCGTCATCCGATGGATCTAAAGAAAACTCATCAGGTAAAGTAAAAGCTAACTCCTCGCTACTGCCTAAAATATCTAAATAATATCCTAAATTATAACCAGGTGTACGATGTAATTTTTTGTATGTTTGCTCAAAATAATTATTTCTATCTTCAGAAAGAAGTTCAATGCTTTTTGCAAGGCGATTCCAAATAGGGTCTTGGACGCCTACGTTTCCTTTAGATCTTTGCATGACATGATAAGGCACACCCGCAAAAGTTACCATATTACTCATATCATCAAAAATCTCTGGGTCGGTAGCTTTTAATGTAGATAAACCACCATATAAAAATAATCTAATTAACTCCCTGTCCCCAAAAACAAAAAAAGGATCATCATTAATAGGTTTAGTTACGGGGGTTTGTACCGCTATGCCTGTGTCTGGCTTTTCTTGTGTGGTATAACCATACGCATAACCAGGAAAAGTCCCACCACCAAACTTTTTAATAAGAATATCTTTAGTTTCTTGGTCACTTACAAAAAAACCATCATAGTTAATTGTTTGATTTGCAGAAACCTTGTTTAAAGAATGAACAATCTCCCGTAAAGGGTCTTGCCATCTAAAAGCTGTATCGGACTCAACCTCTGCGTACTTAGGTCCTAGTTTAATGCTTAAAATTTGTTTCGCTTCTATAGTGCCAGCCTGTCCTTGTCCAGGATCAGTATAACTCTTTGTACCTAGATGTAAATCCCTCTTAAAAGGATCTTTTATTTTTATGTACAAAGCGTTATCATCGGCTGTATCTATGGTCATTAAAACAGGTGAGCCTTTATCGCTATCGACTTCTGCAACTGTGCTCTTTAAGCCGATACTATTGAAG